GTGCATTCGCACAACCCTGGCGCAGCTGTGCCGCTGACGCCGGAAGAGCAGGTTGCCTACAAGGCCATCACGGCGGGGGAGCCCGTTGATGAGGTGAACGCGCGACGATTGGCGGACAGGGGGCTGATCGTCCCGGACCCGTACGATGCTGACCGCTGGGTCCCCCTGGACCCCCGAGCGGTTGCGCAGCGGCTCCTCGACACGGAGCGACAGGCCCTCGCGCAGAGTCTGGAGCGACTCCGTCAGATCCCTGCCGTCGAAGGGCTGTACGCGCATTTCGAGGAGCACCGGATGTACGGCGGTGCGCCGCAGTCCGAGCTCCTTCCGACGATGGCTCAGATGAACGACCGCCTCGGCGAGGTCTCCGCGCTGGCAACGGATGAGATCTGTACCGTGCAGCCCGCGCCCCCCGCCGAGCGGGTCCCGGATGTGCGCCGCCTTGGGAGTGATCGGAGTCTCAAGCTGCTGCGGAGTGGCCGAGTCGGAATGCGGCTGGTGTACGGGCTGGCAGCCCTCGCTGATGAAGGCGTCCGCGCGTACGCGGACGCCTTCATGGCGGCTGGCGGACAGATCAAGGTCTCGGCCGCGCGCGAGCAGCGGCTCATCGTCGTGGACACCGCCAGCCTCTTCATCGACGACCACGTCATTGAGGGCGGCGAGTCGCACAGCGGGTGGCACGTCCGTGACCGTGCAACTGTCGCGTGGGCGAAGGCGGGTTTCGAGCGTCTCTGGGAGCGGGCTCGCTGGTGGTCGGAGGCGCTGGCTGAGGCGGGCGACATAAGGCTCTCCCCGAGGCAGCTGGACATCCTCGCGCTCTTCGACGCGGGTCTCGATCAGTCGGCGGCCGCTCGTGAGCTGAAGATCAGTCACCGCACCGTTTCTGCCGAGCTGGCTGAGGCTCGGACGGCTGTCGGTGTCGCCAGCACCTATCAGCTGATGGCCTGGTATGGCCGCTGGGCGGCCCGCGCGAAGGCGTAATGAAGCGAGCCCTGCCCGTCGCAGCATGACAGGCGGGGCTCGCGCTCCTGCGCCTTTCGCGAGGCGCGTCTACTGGTACTCCCCGCGTGAATCAAGATCAAACAATGTAGGGTCTGCCCTACGGCTTTTTGATCTTGGTCCCGTGAGCGTGGATCCGTGCCACGCTCCACCCCGCCACCCGAGTGGGTCCTCGCCCGCCGGCGGCAGATCGGCGACCAGATCCGAGCCGCGCGACTCCAGGCGAACCTGACGCAGGAGTCGGTGGCGCACCGCATCCCGATGGACCGTGCCACCTGCGTACGTATCGAGCAGGGCCAGGCCGCTGCACTTCTCGACACGCTGCTCCTCATCGCCGATGCGATCGGCGTCCCCCTTGCGGAGCTGGTGCAGTAGCCCCGGCCGGAGGGCGGTCCGGCCAAGTCTGTGCGTTGGAGCTAGCCGCGGGCGTGCACCATGAGAGTGCCGATCTTCCGTCGCCCTGGGGGAGCGGCTAGCACCTCCGCCGTTACATCGGTGAAGCCGTGCAGTTGGAGGATTTCCACCCATCGGCCCGGCTCGTAGTCCCACCGCTTCACGACAAGGGGGTCCTCGTCCTCGGCGCGGTTGATGTATGAGGCCTGGCAGCCGTAGCAGCCCTCGATAGCGGGCCGGTGGGAGAACGCGAACACGCCTCCTGGACGAAGCCTTGCGCGGACCGCGGGAAGAAGTTTCTCCGGCGCGGTGAACCAAGCCGCGCCGAACACGGAGAAAACGGCGTCGAGCTTCTCGTCGGTGTCCGTCAAGTAGGTGACGGCCTCGGCCTTGTGGAGCTCAAGTCCGGGAATCTTGCCCCACCGCTCGGCGGCGGCCGCGATCTGTGGTGGGGAGACGTCCAAGCCGATCGCCCGGTGGCCGAGCGTGGCTACATGGGCGAGGTTGCCACCCTTGCCGCATCCAAGTTCGAGGACCACGGAGGCCGGGGCCAGGTCAAGGATTTCGGCGCCAGGGCCGTGGTCGGCGTACTGGGTCCAGTTGAACCACGTGGTGGCGCCGGAGGCGTTGGCGCGTCGCCGTCCGGGGTTCTGATGGGCGTAAGTGTTCCAGGCTGCCGTGTCGGCCATTGGCTCTCTCTTGCTCAGCGGGCCAGCCGCCCGGCGTGCGCCGGACGGCTGGAGTGTGGTGCATGTGGCGCTGTTCGTCTACTTGTTGACCGGGCTGTCGGTGCACCCTGCGTGGCACTGGGTGCAGTCGCCGTTGGCGAGTACCCAGAGGTCCGGGTCGACGGTGTAGCCGGCCGCGGTGATGGCGGCGAGGGTCCGCTCGCGCGCGGCGGCCGGGCCGCCGGGCACCATCTCGTCGGCGTCGGTCGGAACGTGGTGGATGAACCGGCCGGCGATGCGCTGGCAGGCCTCGGCGTAGTCCACGGTGTGGAGGATCCACGTGTGCCAGCCGATGTCGACGAGCGCGCTCGGGACGAGGAACTGCCCCGGCTCGCGGGCGCCGGCGGCGAGGAACGCGGCGGTCTGGCCGACGATCCGGCGCGCGGTCGACGCGTCGATCTCGGGGTGGTCCTTGGTGATGCGGCTGGCGAGCCGCTCGCTCACCTCGGGGTCGACGAGCGTATCCGGGTCGGTGGTGCCCACGGGACGCTCCAACGCGATGGTCATCTGCTCTCCTAGTGGGTGTGCCTCCGCCGCAGCCGGATTGTGGCTGCGACGGCTGTGCCCTGCCCCGCTGGGCAGGAGTTCAATGGGTGATGCCGACCGCTACGACGGCGAGGAGACCTAGCACGATCACGCAGTAGATGGTCTGTCGCTGCCACTCGCTCACGGGGTGCTCGGGGCGAACGGAGGCCTGTCCGGACGGCCCACGTAGGGGGCTCGGCCCGTGGGCGCCGCGCGGTGCTCACGGAGCGCGCTGACCATGTTCCGCGCGACGAGCGCGAGCTGCCGGACGTACGACCAAGTCCCGAGGGGCCCGTCCCTCGGGCCGTCCTTCTGAAGCTGGGCCCAGTCTGTCAGGGCGCCCTGACCGCGCTGAGGACGCCGACCTTCGGGGATGGTCTCGACGCCGACAGCGAGGTTCGCGCAGTGCGTCAGGAGCCTGTCGGTGAGCTGGGCGATCTCCAGATCACCGGGCTTTCCGTACATCGAGAGAACCTGGTTGATGACGAGGAGGGCCGCGTCTTCGGCGTGCTCCTCGACGGCGTCGACGGCCTGGAGCACGAGCGCGCCGAGGTGCACCTCGACCGTCGGGCCGGCCGGTCTGGTGTGCTCGGTCTGCTCGTACATGGATGCTCCGTCCGTCCGTTGGAGGGGCATCTCTGCTGTTCGCTGTACGCCCCTTCGGCTTGAGGTCGATGATGTGTGAGCACCGCATCGAGCAGATAGGCCATCGAGTGGCCACGCATGGCCACGTCGCGGCCACGGCCCCAAGGGACCGCCATGAGACCGCACACTGGCGGCATGAGCCGCAATGACGCCCTCCGCGCCGCCCGGCTCCGCCTCGGCTGGCGATCGGCGGACAGGGCTGCTGAGCTGCTCACCGCGCGCGGACAACAGCTCCTCGATGACGTTCACTTCACGGTGTCTGCGCGCACGTGGCGTCGGTGGGAAGGCCCCGGGCCCGGCTGGCCGTCCGAGGACACCGCGCTCGTCCTCCATGACGTCTTCGGGAAGTGGCCGGAGGACCTTGGCTTCACGACCCCGCCGGGCTGGATCCGGCCCGAGCATCACGAAGAGACCACCGTGCAGCAGCAGTCCTTTCTCCACGTCACCGCCGCCGCGCTCGTCCCCGGACCGCTTGCCCCGCAGCAGGTCGATCCCGCACTCGTCCAGTACTTTCAGGACCAGTTGGAGGGGCACTACCGGGCCGACATGCTGCTCGGCCCGCACGATCTCATCGGGACTTTGAGCCCGCAGTACCAGCTGATCGACAAGCTGACCCGCTCCGCGACCGGTGAGACTCGCCGCGGCCTGCTGCGTGTCGGCGCCGCGTACGCCGCGCTCGTCGGGTGGCTCTACCAGGACGCCGGCGATCTGAGCGCTGCGGCTTTCTGGCGGGGTGTCACGCAGGAGATAGCGCTCCGGGCCCGCGACCCCCACCTCATCGGCTACGCCATGGTCAACAGCGCGCAGGTCCGGACCGACCTCGGCGACGGAGCCGGCGTTGTCGACCTGTGTGAGGCGGCCCTCGACGAGCCGTCCGCCGTCGTGCCGAAGATTCACGTCATGGCCATGCAGCAGCAGGCCCACGGGGCGAGCCTGCTCCGTGACCGGGCGGAGGTTGACCGGCTGATCGGCGAGGCCGAGCGGCTCCTGCCTCGGGTCGATGACGACCTGCCGTGGGGCAACGCGTGCCGTAGGACGCCCGGATACCTGGAGGTGCAGCGGGCCACCTGCTACGGCCGACTTGGGCTCGGCGCTGAGGCGAGCGACCTGTGGGCGCAGGTGCTTGCCGTCGTCCCGGCCACCGCGCGGCGAGACCGCGGCGTCTACATGGCGCGGCACGCCACCGCAGCGGCGACCGCGCAGAAGCCGGAGCAGGCGGTAGAGATCGCCCGCGAAGTCGCGACGATCGCGGTGGAGACCGGGTCCGCGCGGATGCGGCGGGAACTCGCCACCCTGGAGCAGGCCATGCGGCCGTGGCAGGATGCCCGGGTCGGGCGGGACCTCGTCGAGGCCCTGGCGCCCGTTACCGAGGGGAGCTGATGATGGGTGTACCTGCGCCGCTGTCTGACAAGGAGATCACAGAGCGCCTCGCTGCGCTGCCAGGGTGGGAGCGCAAGGGCGACGAGATCACCCGCGCCTACCCGATCCGTTATCACGCGGGGGTGGCCGCGATCGTGACGATCGCGGACCGGTCTCGCCGTGTTCAGCACCACGCGGACCTCGACCTTCGTATGGACCACCTGAGGGCGACCATCACCACGCACGACGCCGGATACCGGCTGACCGAGGCGGACTTCGACCTCGCGCAGCGGATCGACGCGATCGTGGCCGCGCATCAGGCGCTCCCGCTCAACTGACCCCAGACACGACGAAGCCGCCCCCCGCCCGAAGGCGAAGGGGCGGCGTTCTGCTATTGCGGTTGGCTCTTTGGCCGTACGATCCCGCCATGTCGAGGAAGACAATCAGACAAATATGGCCCGCTGCGGTTGCAATGGCGTTGGTCATCGCTGGCATCGTGACTATGCGAGCGGACTGGCTTGCGGCCGACGACGCCAACGTGCTGGTTGCAGGGGGCGCTCTCTTGGCCGCGCTGGCATCATGGGCGGCAACGAGCCGGGCTAGCGACACTGCAGAGGCGCTGGCCTTGATCGAGCGTGAGCGGTGGCATCGGGAACTCACGCCGCAGGTTGAGGTTGAAATTCGTCGGCCAGCTGCGGGAGAGCGTGCCTGGTTTCGGTTGAAGCTGGTCGGCCCTGTAGGGCTTGACCGCCTTGACAGCGTAGTGGTGACGGTCCGTAACGACGAGGTCGACCGCACCCCGCTTACCGCGCCGCCGCCGACGGCCCAAGACGTGATGCGGCAGATCTGGGGCCCTCTCCAGTTCACCCCAGGAATCGATGACGTAGCCGAACCGGGCCGTGAGACTCCGGCGTTCGTGCTGGAGCGCGATGACGTGAAGCGGTTTGACATGCGCAACACGCGACCGCCGTTCTGGTGGACAGATGAAACGGCGACGGCCCGATGGCGGGATGAGTACCGCAACCAGAAGGTTCGGCTGAAGATCGAGTGCCGCGTCGATGGCCACAAACCCTGGTACATCTACCGAGAATTGCCGGTTCGGTCTCAGTGGGCCGAGCTCTAGGTACGACAGAACCGCCCCCTCACGCGCACGTGGCACGAGAGGGGGCGCAGCTACTGCTGGACGAGCTGGTAGATGAGCCCGGCGAGGGCGACGAGGACGGCGAGGGAGGGGAGCGGCCAGCGGGAGCGCTCCAGGGCGTCGAGGCGGCTGTCGTGGTCGTCGAGGCGTTTGTCGGTCTGGTCGCCGCGCTGGACGAGCAGGGCGAGCGAGCCGTCGACCTTGGCGAACCCCTCGGCCATCGTGCCGCGCAGCTTCTCCAGCTCCAGCGCGACGTCCGCAGACTCCGAGGGGGTCACGGGCGGCCTCCCACGTCACGAACAGCGCGGCGGAGCGCCTCGCTGATGTCGGTGCTGAGCGCGTCCCAGTCGAGGTGGATCCGGACGGCCGCCGTGTCGCCTGCCGCGGGCTTCTCGTACGCGGGCGGGCGGGCCCAGCCGAGGAGGATACCGGCGATGAAGCGGCCGGGCTCCCAGCCGATCCGGTCGGCGAGCTCCTCGGCCAGGCGGAGGAGGACGTAGTAGGCGAGCGTGACGGCGGCGGTGATGCCGCCCGCGACGGCTGTGGAGTTGGCCTCGATGCCGAGGGCTCCGGTGACGGTGAGGACCCATCCGGCGAGGAGCGGGACGACGGTGCGAAGGAGGGAGGCGAGCAGGTTCATGGCGGCCTTTCAGCGGGTGGTCTTGGGGACGTGGAGGGCGGCCCAGGAGGACGGCCCGGGGATGCCGTCGGCGTCGGAGCCGCGGAACCCGAGCTTGCGCTGCCACTTCGCGTAGCTGAGGCGGTCGGCCTCGGTCCAGCGCGGGCCCGGGCCGGAGGTGTACGCGGAGCAGCCCTCGGCGACGAGACGGCGGCCCATGGCGGTGATGACCGCCGAGCTCTGTCCCTTGTGGAAGAACGAGGCGCCGGGGAACGGCTCCGCCGTCGGCTGCTTCGGCGGTGTGGGTGTCGGCTTGGCAGGCTTGGCCGGGCCTTTGTCGAGGCGGGTCTGCACGCGGCCGCGCATGGTCGGCATGGCGAAGCCGCGGGGGTCGTCCTTCCAGTCGGACCACTCCTTGTGGCCGATGACGGAGCGGGCGCCCCAGCCGTGCGCGCGGCACAGGGCCGCGGCCACGCGCTCGATGGCGAGCAGCTGCTCGGCGGGCCACGGGTCGGCGCCGTCGCCGAGGTTGACGCACTCGAACCCGTAGAAGCGGGAGTTGCCGTCGACGGCGCCGGCGCTGCCCTGGTGGACGCGGGGCGCCGGGGGCTGCTCGCCGTAGGTCTCGGTGATGACGGCCTGGAGGACGGACGGGTCGCCGCCGCCGGCGTGGTTGGCGCGGCCGTTGGCGACGAGGTGGACGACGCCGTCCTTGGCGATGACGCCGTGGCAGAGCGGCCCGGGCAGGCCCTCGTATCCGTTGAAGCACATCTCGACCGTGTTGGCGGTGCCGGCGGAGACGGTGTGGTGGATCATCACGCCGACGACCGGGCCGAAGGTGCCGACGTGGTTGCGGTTGTGGGTGCGCCAGCCGTCGTGCTCGACGACGGTGACGCCCTCGGCGCGCAGCGCGGCGACGAACCGGTCCGCGGTGAGGGGTGTGGCCATGCGGGGCCTCCTGGGAATGACAAAGCCCCGGGCCTGGCGGCGCGGGGCGGGCGGGCGGTCGGCAGGGTCAGGGGGTGGTGGGAGTCCCCGGCAGCGTCTCGCCGTCGGTCTTGATGCGGACGATCTCGATGACCTTCTCGCCGCCGATCTGCGGGACGAGGTCCTCGGCGAGCTGCTTGATGACGGCGTCCACGCCGGGGCTGGAGATGTCGGGGCGGCCGGGGGTGCCGACCCAGATGTGCACGGAGCCGTAGTCGGGGTGCCACAGGTGGAGGTCGTAGGCGACGCCGGTGGGGTCGAACGCGGGGAAGGCGGGCATGGTGGGTTCCTCCTGATCAGGTGGCAGAGATGCGGGTGATGCCGAGGGTGACGACGGCGGTGATAGCCGAGGCACTCTGCGTGTTGAGGTAGAGCTCGATGTAGCCGCCTGCGGCGAGCTGGACGGAGCCGGACGCGGTGACCTGCATGTTGCCTGCGCTTCCGCGCTGGCTGCCGACACGGGTGCCGGGTGCGGGAGTTGAGGCGCCGCCGATGCGGATCTCGCCGCGCGCGTCAGCGGTGCCCAGGGCGCCGGGCCAGGTGATGCCGCCGTGGATGAGGTAGACGCCGGCGGCCGGGGCGATCAGGCGTGTCGGCTGCCCGGCCGTCCACATGCCGGTGTGGTTGCCGGACAGGGTGCTGGCGAACGCGCAGGCGGTGTACGTACCCGCACCGCTCGGGACCGCGAAGGCGGTGGCGAGCGCTTGCACGTGCGGCTGGACGAGGGTGTTGATGGGGCCGGCCCGGACGGTCTGGCCGGGCTGGACGATCGGGTCGGGCACGGGGCCTCCTCACAGGGCGTATACGGCGGGGCGGGCGACGGCCACCGGGGTGGCCGCTGCGTGCGGCTTGACCACGCCGTTGACCGACCGGACGACGGTGAATGTCTGTGGCGAGGTGCTGCCGCTGATCGCGGTGGCACGCATCTCCTCGCCGCCGACGATGAGGGGAATGGGGAACTCGCCGGGGGCGGTGATCCATGCCGGTCCGTCAGAGGTGGTGACGGAGAACGATGTCGCCGTGGCCGTCAGCGGCCCCGTCAGCTGGGAGCTGGACGCGTCGCATTTGCCGGAGGCGGGGTCGTCGTAGATGCCGACCCGCCATGGGGCGCCGGGGTCGCACACGTACGTGATCCGCCAGACGTTGGCGCCGACCTCCTCGGTGTAGCCGCGGATCATGAGATCGACGGGCCCGGGCCCGTACTCGGCGGGCAGGTGCTGGAGGCGGAGGATGTCGCCGACGTCCGCGGCGAGGAGGTCGGCCACGAGGGCGGAGGCCCGGGGGTTGGCCAGGTCGACCGTGATGCTGGGGTAGCGCAGGCCGTCGTACGTGCCCAGGTGTAGCCGCCACCATGCCTGGCCGGTGGCCTGCCCGTCGGCGGCGAGGGAGAGGGTGACCGATTCGTCGTACCGGCCGACGCCGCTGGGCGGGTCCAGTACGGACATTCGGCCTTCCTCCAGGATGGCCGGGGCCTCGCTGCCTCCCTCGCGCTTGACGGTGATGTCGTTGCGGGTGAGGCGGTCGTCGTCGACGGGGCGCAGGTCGCCGCTGATCACCCCCTGGTCGTAGTCGAGGGTCACTGCGGGGAACTGGGTGTAGAGGGTGTGGCGTGCTCGGTAGAGCAGGGACCGGGAGTCGCGGCGCTCCAGGAGGTAGCCCAAGTCGGAGTTACTCGCGGTCTCCAGGGTGTCGAGGAAGGTCTCGCGCTGCTGGACGTCGAGAGGTTCGGTGCTTGCGGCCTCGCCGTCGAGGCTGACGGCCACACCCTGCTCGGTAGCGATCCGGGTGATCCGGGCGCCGGCGCTCTCTCCCGGGTAGCCGACGAGCGCCCGGTAGACCTCGGCTGCCGGTGGTTCTCCGGTGCCCCAGTAGGTGACGTAGCCCATCGACAGCGAGCAGTTGGAGCCGCTCGGGATGGCGAGCCACTCGATGCTCTGCGGTGGCTGCGCCACGACGGGCTCGGCCGCCGACCCGGCGAGGACGCCGTCGATGTAGAGGTCGGCGTTGGCCCAGCCCGAGCCGCCGTCGAAAACCGTGAGCCGGATGTGGTGGGGCCGGTCGTCGTAGATGGCGGCGGGGACCTTGAGATCCACGAGCGATCCCCCGGTCGGGGAGAAGGTCAGGAGCCAGACCGTTTTGGCGACCGGGTCGAACTGGAGGTTCCACGCACGTCCGCCTCCTCGCTCCGCCACGCTGGCCAGAACGGCCGCGGTCACCTCGGAGAACGACCAGTCCACCGACCACCGGAGCGTCGCGGCGTTGCTTGCGGGCGTCAGCATGACGACGCGGCCGCCGATGCCGTCGATGTTCAGGACAGGCTCGACCCAGTCCGCGAGCGTCCCTCCGGACCATGCGTAGGAGCTGCCTGGCACGACGACGATCGGGGAGCCGCCGCGCAAGGCGGCGCCAGAGGTGGCCGAGGAGCCGTCGGTGAGCGGCCAGCACTCGATCGGACCGGCGGCCGTGATGTACCGGCGGATGGCGCTGTCTAGAGGCTTCTTCCCGATGCCGAGGCGCCGCATGATCCCGGCCGGGGCGATGGCCACCGTCGAGTCGGCGCCGGAGACGTGGCGCTCCGGCGGCCACGCGGGCACCTCTCCCTCCAGGCGCACGCTCTTGTTGGACAGGGTGACGCCGCCGGACAGGGTCCACAGCCGGCCGCCGGAGTCGGTGAAGCTGGACGCCCCTGCGGTGGCCTGCGCTTCGGGGCGTACGTCGAGCTTGAGCGTGACGCCGTCGTAGACCTGGACACCGTGCACCCGGCCGGTGAAGCGGCCGAGGCTGGCGAACCCGTCCGGGGTGACGTTGAGGTCGGAGTCTCCGATGTCGAGGGGCGCGGTGCCGTCGAAGATGCTCGTCGTCCCGGACAGGGTGACCGGGTCGCCGATCGGCATCCACAGGGTGGAGTCGAGGCGCCGGGCGTAGAAGAAGCGCGCGGTACAGCCGCCGGCCCCGTTGTTGATGTCGAGGGTGGCGCGCAGGACGAGGCGCTGTCCGTCGTAGGCCGGGACAGGGGCGGTGGACGTGACGTAGCGCTGCGAGGCGGTCGTCCCGTTCGGTGACCACAGCAGCTGCAACATGCGGTTCTGGCCGACGAGGAACACGTAGTGGACCTGACTGCCGGCGAACCGGTGGCGGCTGACGAGGGCCGCGGTGTTCCCCCAGGAGATGGGGGCGATGTCCACCCTGACGTCGAGGTCCCCGGCAACAGCGAGCGAGGAGTGGTCGGGGGTGGAGACGACCGTGAGGCCGGACGACGGGAAGGCGAGGTGCGGGCCGCCTGCGTGCACGCTGAAACGGAGCGGCGTGTTGCGGCCGATCTTGCCGTACAGCGGCGAGGCGGGGTCGTGCGCGGACACCTCGCCGCGGCGGTTCCCCAACCGCATGGTGGCTGCGGTCGGTTCCGCGCGGGTGCCCTTCCCGGTCAGGCCGCGGGTGATGGTGACAGAGTCCGACTCGCGCACGCTCACCGGGTGCCACCCGCCGTCGTAGTAGAGCTCGGTGGTGCGCGGCGGCGGAAGGCTCGGCATGACGGTTACCCCTCTCCGAGGCGGATGACGGACCCGGCGGCCTGGGTGTCGACCACGTGCCGGAAGAAGCGGACGAACTCGCTGTCGGCGCCGCGCACGTCGAGGACGATGCGCTGCTCCTGGATGGGCGCGACCCTGCCCGTGGACGGGGCCGCCATCGCGGTGGGGGTGTTGATCAGCGCGTCGAGCTTGGACAGCGGCAGGACGGCCTCCTGTTCACTGCCCTCGCCGATCATCGCGAGCGTCGGGCCGGTGGTGACGCCACCCTCGGCCAGGTAAGGGACGTAGGGGATATAGGGGACGTACATGCCGGGCAGCATGTTCACGCTGCCGATGAGCTTGTCGTTGATGAAGAAGATCCCGCTGTTGATCAGGCCGATCGCACCGTTGAGGGCTTCCTTCAGGCCGTCGGTGACCCAGGACCACATGCCGCTCAGACCGCTTGCGATCTTGTCCGGGATGCTCTGGAACCAGCCGATCATCTCGTTCCAGATGTCCTTGACCCACTGCACGCCCGACTCCACCCAGCCGGGGATGGTGTCGGTGAAGAACCGGCCGATCGGTGCGAAGACCTTGTCCCGCAGCCAGATCCACCCGTCGGCGAAGATGCCGACGAAGCTGTCCCACAGCTCGCCGGCCTTGTCCCGCATCCAGATCCAGGCCTTGGCGAGCTTGTCCACGATCGCGTCCCAGACCTCCAAGGTCTTGGCCTTGATCTCGTCCCACTTGATGACGATCAGCGCGATCACGGCGATCAGGGCGATGATCCCTGCGATGATCAGGCCGATGGGGTTGGCCATCATCGCGATGTTCACGATCCAGATGGCGGCCGCCATCAGGCCGAAGACTGTGATCAGAACGAGGACGATCGGGATGAGCTCCTTGATCGTGTCCTTGTGCTTGGCGAAGAACTCGCTGACCGTCTTCAAGATGGGCAAGAACGCCTCGCCGAGCGTCGTCTGCAGGGTCCGCATCGCCGCGTCCATCTGCTGCGCGGGCGAGGCCTCCATGGACTCGACGAGCTTCGTCGAGGCGCCGGCCGCGGTGTTCATCCCGGACGCGGCGAGGGCGGTCTGCGGGTTCATCGCGAGCAGCGCGTCCGCGGCCTCGCCCGCCATGTCGCCGAACAGGGCCACCTGGAGCTGGGCCCGTTGGGCCGGGTCCTCGACGCCCCGCAGTTTCTCCAGGGTGAGGGCGAGGGCGTCGGCCGCGGGCTTGCCGCCCTTGCCGATCGCGGCGAGCATGTCGCCCGCGTTGAGCCCGAGGGCCTTGAAGCCATCGGTGGCCCGGGCGGTCTCCTCGGACGTGATGCGGGCGAACTCGTGCAGGACGTCGGCGGCCTGGTCGATGTCCTTGCCGCCGGCCTTCACGAACTGCGACATCATCCCGAACGCCGTGCTGGCGTCCAGGCCGATGCGCTTGAAGTGCGTGCCGTACTCGGTGACGATCGCCGGGAGGTCGGCGACCATGCTCTTGGGCAGCGTCTGAGCGGCCTTGGTCATGACGTCGAACGCTTCGGTCGAATCCTTCACCAGACCCTGACTGATGAGCTGCCCGGCCGCCGTCGAGGCGTCGGCGACGTCGATCTCGAAGGTCTTGGCGAAGGCCAGGCTCTTCTTGGTCATGTCCTCCAGCTCGGCGTCGGTGAAGTCACCGAGCTTGCCCATGGCGCTGGTGACGGACGCCAGGCCGGTGGACACCTCGCTGAGCGACTCACCGAACCCGGAGCTGTAGACGTCGCCCGCGATACCGCCCGCGCGCTCGGCCTCGGCCTCGGTCAGGTCCAGGCTGCGTTGCAGCTCGCCTTGCGCCTCGGCCAGGTCCATCGCTGACGAGATGCCCGCAGCGAACACCGCGCCCGCGGCCAGGCCGGCGGCGGCCGCCGGACCGGCGAGGCCGTCGAGGCGGCTGGTGGTCTCCTGCGCGCCCTCCTCGACGCCGGAGGAGTCCATGCCGATGCGGATGAGCAGCTCGTCCAGGACAGGCATCACGCACCCCCTTCTCGCTGGTCGGGGCGGCGGTCGAATCCGGCCTGGATCCCACGTACGGCGGCCAGCAGTTCCCGGCTGGTCTTGCGGGGGCGGGCGTTGCGGCTCCACTGGACGATGTGGTCCTTCAGCTTCGGCCGCTGGCCCTTCTTCATGTGCGGGGCGGCCACGTCCATGCCCAGGCGCGCGGCCACAACGTCCAGGCGTGAGGGCCCGATCGGGCCGTAGAGGTTCTGGTATGCGATGAGGCGGATCAACTCCTCCTCGGTGAACCGCGTCAGGACCTCGGACGGGGGGATACGGAAGGCCACGGCGAGGTCGTACTGCAGCCTCAGCTCGGGCCGTCGCCGAAACCCGCCTCCGCCTCCGTCACGCGCTGCGTGAACGACTTGTCGTCGTCGGACAGATGACGGACCAGTTCGAACAGGCCGCCGACGATGCCCGCGCTGCGCTGGGACAGGATGGCGATGCCCTCGCGCAGGTCGGGGAAGACGAGCTCGTCGGTGTCCTGGTCGCGCAGCGCCTTCGCGACGATCTCGGCCTTACGGGAGCGGACGCTTACCTCGATGCCCGCGGCCGAGTCCCGGCGGGTCATCTTCGTCAGGCTGTTCTGGTAGGCCTCCCAGTCGCCGGACGGCAGGCCACACACCCGGAAGCGGGCGCCGGGCGCCCACTCGGGGATCTCCACGTCGTCCTGCCGCTTGATGTCCTGCGCGGCACGGATCTGGTCCTTCAGCGATGCCATGGTGTCTTGGTCTCCTGTCAGCCGGTGGGGGTGAGGGTGGGCTTGCCGCTGATCTTGAAGGTGACCGAGCGTTCCATCTTGTCCTCGGTCGGGTACTCGTCGCCGATGTCGGTGATGAGCGCGGAGAACTCCCACGTGTGCTCATCAGTCGTGCCCGGCAGGATGACGACCTGGTAGTCCCGCAGGTCGTCCTCCTCGAAGTCGGCGTCGAGCGCGGCGTGCGAGGCGGCGGTCGGGTCGTAGTTGAGGGTGATCTCGACCTCGCCGCCGTCCTTCAGGCCCTTGATGAACTCGCGGTACTTGTTGGGGGAGTCGTGGGCGGTGACCTCGATCGCGTCGCGGCTGCGGCTGGGGCCGCTGATGTCGGTCACGTTGGCGATCACGCCGAATGAGCCGGCGCCGGTGTTGTCCCGCTTGAACTGCGTGCCGAATGCGTCCTTGCCTGCCACGGTCAGGCTCCCTTCATCTGGATGACGGCGACGGTCACGGAGGTGACGCCGGTGTAGGTGATCGCGGCCCGGTCGTTGGCGCCGCGGAAGTCGGGGCCGAGCGCGATGAGCCCGGACTTGCCGGCGGCGACGGTGAGGGTGGCGTCGGCGAGGGCGAAGCCGTTCTTCTTGCCCGGCGTCGCGATGGTGGCCGTCTGGGGGCTCGCGCCGCCGTTGAAGACGACGAGCACGTAGCCGGGTCCGCAGGGGGCGGTGTCGCCGCCTCCGGCCGCGGCGACGGCGGTAGCAGCGAGGTCGGCGATGCCCGCGACGCTGGAGAAAGGTGTGGCGGTCAGGGCGGCCATGGGGGCTCCTGTCTGCGTGCGCCCGCGCGCGGCGGGTCAGGGGGTCTGTTCGGTGACAATCCGGTAGCGCAGTACGAGGTGCCGGATGTCGCCCGGGGGCGTCGGGTCGGTGAGCGGCTGGCCGAACTCGTACCGGGTGGCCACGTGGGCGAGGCCGGGGATGGTGAGCGGCTGGTGGTCGAGCAGCGCGTTGACGAGGCCGCCGATCTGCAGCACGCGCTTGAAGCCCCGGTACTGGTCCCACACGTGCAGCGTGTGCACGGTCTGCCGGCCGTACCGGTCGTGGCTGTTGTCCGGGGTTTCGATGGCCTCGCCGATCACGATGTACGGGAAGGCGACGTCCTCGGGCACGAAGTCGTACACCCCGCTCACCTTGCCCAAGAGGGCAGCGTCGGCCTTGAGCCGGGCGTACAGCGCGCTCTGGACGGCAAGGAGCGGCAGGGGCGACGTCACGGCAGCACCTTCCTCACCTCGGCCTTGACCCGGTCCCCGATCCGGTTGCGTTCCTGCTCCAGGGCGGGACCGAGGGACGGATTCGCGGGCATCCGCTTCGTGCCGAACTCCTGGTAGATCGCGTAGCCGTCGTCGGCGTCCCACCAGCCGACCTCGGCCCGCAGCCGGTTGTTCTCGTACCGGGCCTTGACGGAGCCCTGGAGGTTGCGGGAGTCGACCTTGACCTTGCCCTTCACCTCGGCGATGACGGCCTCGGCCGACTCGCGCAGGGCTTTGAAAAGGGCCTGGCGGACCTCGGCAGGCAGGTCCTCGATCCGGTCGGTGACCCGTTCCAGGCCCTCGACCTCGATCGTGACCGGGCCCTGCCCGCGCACGGTGCCGCCGCGGGGTCGCCGATAGCGGGCCATGTCAGGCACCCTCCTCCTGGATCAACTCGGCGAAGGCCTTGGAGTAGACCGGCCGGGACGGCTGGACGACGGACAGCACACGGAAGCGCTGGGCCTGGCCGAGGGCGTCGGTGCCCCGCAGCTCGTCGCCGCGGCGGACGTCGGCGGTCGGCAGGAGCCAGATGTCGTGGGAGTGCTTCGAGCCGGCCTGCGCGGCGACGAGCCGCTCGGTGGGCGAGGGCTGATCCACCTTCACCCGCACGGTGCCCTGCAGGACGCGGCTGGTCTCCTGCCCGCCGGCCCCGTCGTCGACCGTGTCCGTGCGCCAGACCTGCAGGCGCCGCGTCAGGTAGCGGCCGGGCCCGCTCACCGCGACCTCAGCAGATCCGCGCCGCCGCCGAAGCGCGCCGCGAGGCGGTCGCGCCAGGGCTGCGGCAGCTCCATCTCGGTGAGCCGGCCGTCGCTGGCGTAGGTCACGGCATAGTCGCCGATCCGTTCGCTCGTGATGACCTTGTCGGCGGCCAGGCCGCTGCCGTCGTCCTCGGCACGCTGGGCTTTCAGCGCGCCGGCGGACATGCGGCAGACGAGGTCGACGATGTCCTCGGGCACGTCGGCCAGGCCGTGTGTCTGGGTCACGTCGACGGCGGACGGCCCGTAGCCGCCCGCCCATCCGGCCGCCCGCCACAGCCGCCCGCCGACGAGCCGCCAGTCGGTGACCGGCGCGCCGTTCAGGAGGACCGAGGAGACGGCCGTGACGGGCTGCCCGGGCAGCGTCAGCCACTGCTCGATGTCGCCCTCCAGGGTGAGGGTGGACGTCGTCTGGGAGACGGGGGATCCGGCCGCCTCGCGCACCGCCGTCGAGGCCACCCGGAGGTAGGTCTCGACGATGGGTACCTCGGCGGGTTCGACAATCAGGCCGCGTACCTCGAGGTCGGCCACCGTCGCCAGGGGTTGCAGTGCCACGGTGGCCCTCCTTCGTCAGCTGACCATGTCGATGAGGTCGGCCTTGGTGTAGTTCGCTGCGCCCTCGGCGGACAGCAGCCCGCGCTTGACGACGTAGGCGATCCAGTCGCTCTTGGGCGCGTTGATGGCGGGCCGGTCGGCGGCCGGGGCGGGCGGCTCCTGGCCGTCGTCGTCGCCCTCGTCCTGGTCGGGGTCGGTCGGCGGCGCGGCCGGGGTGGGGGTGGCGGAGTAGGGGGAGCCGTCGGCGTTGACGCGCTGGATCAGGCCGCGGTCGAAGCGTTCCTGGATCCCCTCGGCGAGAGGGAGGTCCATCGCGATGACGGCCCCGCCCTCCCCGCGCACGTGGATGGTCTTGGCCATGTCAGGTGTTCCTCGGGACTCGGAAGGCGGTGACGGTCATGGCCGCGGTGGTCTCCACGATCAGGGAGCCGTCGTTCTGCAGGAAGCGGCCCGACTCGACGGGGCCGATCCACTGGGTCGCAGCGTTGGCGACCGTGACCGCGAGGTTGCCCTGCCCGGCGGCGATGGCCAGCGGCAGGGATCCGGCAAGGAGCGTCGCGGTGCCGGAGCCGCCCGAGGCGTTGGAGACGCGCAGCAGCGTCAGCTCGGCGAAGGCGTTGGCGACCTGGCCGCCGTTGCCAGCCCCGGAGGAGACCGCGGTTCCGGCCGGATCGGCGAGGTTGGAGTTCGGCACGAGGTTGCTGTACGGGACAGCGATACGAGGCATGGGTCAGCTCTCCGATCAGGCCGGGGTCGGGTTGATGTACGCGGCGGCCAGGTGGTCCGGGCGGATCACCTTCGCGCCGTACAGGGCCAGGCCCTTGACCGCGTCCGAGAAGCTCGACTCGGGGCGGTAGGCCTCGGTCTTGTTGATCTGCTCGGCGAAGGTGATGGCCTCCTTCACACCGGCCTGGACGACGGTGGTGTCGCCGGTGGGGACGGGGCAGTTGTTCGACTCGTAGATGTCGAACCCAGCCGCACGGCCGACGAGCCCGTTGCGCAGGCCCGCGTCCGTACCGGCGCTGTCGGCCTGGATGAACCGGTCGTCGAGCAGGAGCGAGGCGTAGGCCTCCGGCGGGACGATGACGTACCGGCCGGTGGTGGGCACGTTGGACTTCTGCAGCTTCGTACGCAGCGGCACGAGGACCTTGTCGTAGAAGTCCTTCGGCGAGGTGTAGGTGTCGATCGGGGAGCCCTGCGCGTTGAGGAAGTTCCCGGCGGCGATCTGGGTGTAGAGCCCGGCGACGTACTGGTCCATGATGTCGGCCAGCCCGTAGGCCGCCTCGCTCATGGCCTGCGGGATCAGGTTGGACTTGGCCTGCCGCTTGTCGACGTCGTCGACGGAGAACGCCCAGTACTTCGACTGGTCCACGAGCAGGGTGCGCTGGGAGGTGTTCAGCTTCTCGGGGGTGATGGTCGTCGTGCCGGGCACGTAGGTGCCGATCGCCGGCCGGGACACGGAGGTGATACGGACGGTGTCGCCCGCCTCCGCGATCTCGCCCTCCCAGTCGCGGTTCACGACGTTCGGGGCCGCGTAAACGAGGGCCTTGCGGGTCGCGACGAGCAGTCGCGAGCTCCAGATTTCGGGAACGAAGTTCCGCACGGTCATGGGGTGCCTCCTGGCTACTTGCCGCCCATGAGGTCGTCGAGCCGGCCGTCGATGCGGGCCTTGTCGATCGCCTCAGGGGTCATGGACTTCAGGTCTGCTCGGGTGAGCTGCTTGGGCCGGGACGCCTTGCGCGCCGCACCGCCGTCGCCGGTGCCCTGGAACCTCCGAGCCGGTGCGGCCGCCAGGTAGGGCTTGTTCTTGATCAGGTCGTCGATCGCGTCGGCGATCTCGTCGGAGTCGACGTTGCCGTCGTCGTCGACCTCGAACTGCTTGAGGTCGAGGAACTTGAACGCGTCCGCCGGGTCGGAGAGCTTGCCCGCGGCCGCCGCCTTCACCTCGGCACGGAGGATGCGGGCGTTGGCCTTCGACAGGGCCGCGCTCTCCGCCTCGCGGCGCACCCTGTCCGCCTCGTCGGCGGTGTCCTTCTCGGCGAGCTGCTGCTCCAGCTCCTGGCGCCGCTGCCGCTCGGAACGCCACTTGCCCTTCATGGACGCCAGCGCCCGCTTGCCCTTGTCGCCGAGAGCGTCGGCCCCGTCCGGGTCGCCGTCCCCCTCAGCGCCGTCCTGGCCGTCGTCGTCCGTGTCGTCGTCCTGGCCGTCGTCGTCGCCGGTGTCGTCGTCCTGGCCGTCGTCGTCGCCGGTGTCGTCGTCCTGGCCGTCGTCGTCCTCCTCGCCACCGCTGGCGTAGAGAACCGGCGACCAGGGGCCGGTGCCGTAGGGGTGGGCCCAGCCGGGCGCGTGCGCGCGGGCGTGACGGGGCAGGGTGGTGAGGTCCATCGGGTCTCCCGTTGCGGGTGCGTGCGCCCGGACGTTGCGCGCGGGCGGGGGTCAGATGAGGTAGCCGTTCAGGCGGAGCAGCCGGACCGCGTGCCCGCGGCCGTCGGCGATGCGGAAGATCTCCTCGGGCATGAGCCGGGGCGACTTGCTGACGCGGTAGCGGACGCCGGGGACCTTCTCGAAGTTCTTCAGCCGCTGGCCTGCCAGACCGCGGCGGGTGGTGCCCTCGGTGGTGATCTGCAGGTCTCGGCCGTAGACGCTGGCGGTCTTCATGCCGCGCCGCGCGTTGACGACCTGACCGATGTCGGCGCCGGCCTCGATCGCCTTCGTCGCGGCCGTGCCGAAGGCGGCCTGGCGCTGCTTCGGGCTCATCGCCTCGAACACCTCGCGCGGGTCCTGCGTCCGCGGGGTGTGCTCGCGGGTCACGGGTTCCATGCCGCAGTGACAGCGCGGGTGCCGCAGGAATCCGGAGGAGGTGCCGTACTGCCGTCCGGCCAGGACGATGCACCGGCTGCAGGCGCCACCCTCGACGACGCGGACGTAGGAGGTGACGGCCGGCCGGGACACCATCCCGACCTGATCGGCCGCCCGTCCGGCGTCGGCCACGGCCGTGCGGACCACGGCGTCGAGCAGGCTCTGCCCGTGCACCATGGACTGGGCGACGGGCTTGCCCTCGGTGACCATCCGCAGCGCCGTCCACATGGGCGCCATGAGGACGTCGGTCAGGGAGCGGCCCGAGCCGTCCACGCCGACCAGGGCCGCCGGGTTGAGCTGCTCGCTCGCCCGGTCTGGATCGTCGCCGAGCAGCGTGTCGAGCCACAGCTCCGTCGACTTGGCGGCCGCCAGTTGCCCGCCGCCGACGATGGCGAGCACGCGGGCCAGGAGCGCGATCCAGGACAGCCGGATATTGTCCCGGTCGACCTGGTGCCAGGCCTGCAGCGCGGCGCGGGACGTCGCCTCGGCCAGCCGCCGGCGGGCCTCGGCATGTGCGACGGCCTCGGGCGACGGGCTCATAGCTCCGGCTCCTCACCCGGTTCCCCCTCCGGCTCCGCCTCGGTGTCCGCCGGGCCGGGCTGGGCGGGCAGCGGGCCGGCGCCCGCGGTCATCTCCCGTGTCAGGGCGGTGACCGGGTCGGCCTCCAGCTCGGCGGCCCGCAGCGCCATCACGTCGGAGACCTCCGTCGGGGTGAGCCCGTAGCGCAGCGCGAGCCACTCGAAGGGGAACCCGAGCTGCTTGAGCTTGAGCAGTGCGTCGGCCATCTGCGCGTGGCTGCGGGACTCGGAGTCTGCCCACAGCACCCGTCCCGAGCGCAGCGCGCGGGCCTTCGCGTCCTGGCCCTGGGCGAGCGCGATGAGGCTGGCGACCTCGCGCAGGCCCTGCCCGAACCACAGCTTCTTCTCGTCGACCCGCTGCACGAGCCCGGTCTCCGCAGCAAGCAGGCTGTCGGCCGACAGGTTGGCCATCTTCCCGATCAAGTAGTGCTGGGGTGTGCGGGTCTGGGCTGCGAGGTGGCCGACCGCGACCTCGATCACGTCGGAGTACGCGGCCAGGTTGGCGGCCGCCCAGGAAGCGATCTTGGTGTCCTTGCCGCTGAACATCATCACGCGGTCGACGGCGAACTTCTGGATGTCGACCAGCTGCTTGCCCACGATCTCGCCCGCCGAGTTGAGCTTCGGGATCGTCGGCGGCTCGGCCCCGAGGATGACGCGCTGCGGGAAGCTGGCGTAGTCCGAGGCCGTGAACAGCTGCGCCCACAGCAGGTTGATCGCGTCCTGCATCGCGATCGTGCCGGCGATGTCGCTGATCGGCTCGTCGACGAGCATCGGCCGGTTCGGCAGCTCCACCATCGGGACGATGTTCATCGGGTTCGGCTGGGGGTTCGGCTCGTCGGCGACCTCGCGCGGCGTCCACTGCTTCAAGGCCTCGTCCACGTCAGCTTCCTGCGGGGACTTGTCCTGCCGGGACAGCGGGCGGCTGAACTTCCACACCTCGTCCTTCAGGTACAGGGTGGCGAAGTCCTCGTTGCCGTCCTGCCAGCGCTTCAGCGCCGCCCGCCGGTGCCGCCGTGAGCCGGGCTCGTAGGCGACGATCGACTGACTGGCGTCCTCGAAGGTGACGACCGGCATGTCCGGGTCGTCGGGGTCACCCCACACCAGGACGAAGCAGCGGGCGCCGGTTACCGCGCCGAGGAAGCCGAGCTGGCTGTCGGCGTCCAACGCGTTGACCTGCCACACCTCCCACAGGTCCCTGTCCGCCGTCGTCTCCCCGGCCGCCAGGAATCCCGTCACGGTCAGCCGCTCAACAGGGGAGTCGGCGACGACCTGGGTCCAGTTGTCGGAGAAGTCGCGGTACCGGCCGCCGTGGAACTTGCGGAACTCGTCGCTGGCGAACTTCAGCCGGTGATCACCCCGGTAGTAGGCGTTGTGCGTGTCGATGGCGCCGCGCCGCCGGGTCAGCTCGTTCTCCAGCAGCGCGACCAGCTGGAGGGCCTGCGCCTCCGTAGCCATGAGGTCCTCCTCATCCGCCGTAGTAGTAGGACCCGGCCCGTTCGGCCAGGCCGGCCGCGATGACGTCGCCGAGGGCCTCGTGCGCGAGGATGCTCGCCACGGAGGCGTCGATCTTCTGAGGCGGAGACGCCTTGCGCAGGACGTACCGGTCCATGGGCCGTGTTGCTGCACGCGTGTTGGCGATGTGTCCCTCGGTGATCGGGCACCCGTCGTGGGTGAACGAGGCCCCGTCCGAGTTGCGCTTCACGACGTCGGTCTTCAGCCGCTCGGCAGCCGAGTGCATCTGCACGACGCGCCGGGTGTACCAGCGGATGACGCGCTCCTCCCCGTACCGGTCAACCCACTCGTCAACCTCGGTGTCCCAGTACGGCGGGTCCGCGTACAGCCGGACGACGTCGTAGCGGGCCATCAGCTGGTCCATCGCGGCCCGCACCTCGGCGCGCGGGACCTGGCCGCCGTAGTCGGCCGGGTTCCAGATCGTCGGCTCGTCGTCCGGCCCGTACACCGGGGTGAACTGGTAGCCGTCCATGGTCTCGGCCCGGATGGCCGTCCAGTCGTCCATGTCCGAGCCGTCGAACCCGAGCACGATCCGGGTCATCGGACGGACGCGACGCGGCTCGGCCTTCGCCGCCCACTTCGCTCCGTCCAGCCACGACGAGGCGCCGGCCACACACCGGTTGCCGAAGAACCGCTCGGCCTGCGCCGGGTCCTTCTCCATGATCTCGGCGGCCTCGGCCTCGATCGCGTCGAGGTCGACGTGCGCCGAGCCTGCGTACACGATGCTGTGGATCTTCCGCCGGTGCCGCTTGTTGGCGTAGCTCAGGGTCTTGGGCGCCTGCGGGTGGTAGCGGAAAATGTCGCGGGCCTTCGCCTCGGACGTCGTCTGCGCGACCGAGTTCTCCGACGGGTCCCACCCGTTGGTGGTCTCCATGCTCCTGCCGCCCATGCCGGCCGCGCCGCGCCGCTGCGTCTCGGCGACCCTTCTCAGCTTGTTCGCCGCGGTGTAAAGGCCGGTCTCGTCCTGCAAGGCGAAGATGATCGGGTTGCCCAGCCGGGACAGGGCCGAGGACGTGACGACGTCGATCCGTCCGTCGTCGCCGACCCGCGTGAACTCCTCGCCCGCCTGCATCATCTCGGCGAGCGGTCCGCGCCGGACCATCGAACGCAGCGGCCGGTAGACGTTTGCGACCTGATCCTCGGACGTCGCGGTGAGCTGGATCAGCGGGGTCGGCCACGGTACCGCCATCGGGTCGCCGGCCTGGTACTCGTACCACCAGCCGCAGCCGCACCCGTGATCCGAGCAGCGGTACCGCTCCCCGCCCCGGGCCCACCCGTTGAAAACCACGGGCCCGGCCGCCTCGGCGAGAACGATCGTGGCGGACCACGGTCCCTTGCCGGTCTTCTGCGGCGCAACGACCTGGCTCCGGCGGTAGTAGAACGCCGGCGCCAGCTGGCCCACGGTCGCGCCCGGGCGGACGCGGTAGTGGTTGACCGTGCACCACAGCTGCCACGGGTACAGCTCCATGCGCTCACCCGCGCGGAAGCCGTCCGGGATGGGACAGTGCTCCTCAATCCAGTCCGGGACGATCCACAGGGTGGGGAAGTCGACGACGTACTCGGCGGCCGCCTCAGGCGCCTTCGCCACTGGGCACGACCTTGAACCGGTCGCGCGCCGAAGGGCGGCGCACCGGCTCGACGTTGACGGCCGGGCCCGCGGGCTCGGCCTCCTCAAGGGCCGGGGCGATCTTCCAGCGGTTGCGGTTCATGCCCGCCACACTCAGCCCGAGGCTGTCGAGGTACGACCGGATCATCTTCTTCACGTCCACCCGCGAGTCGGGGAGCTCCGCCTCGGCGAGCGTCCGGACGAACAGCGCGACCTCCAGCTCCTGGCCCATGTCCGCCCAGGCGACGGCCTGCGGCTTGGCCCACAGCTCATCCCACAGGTCGAGCTCACGGTCGGACGGGGTGGTGAGCGGCCACTCGGGCGGCTCGGCCTGGCGGCCCTCGGCCGGCAGCGTCCGCCACCCGCCCTTGTCCATGGCCTTCGCGCTGCGCAGCGACCGCGGGTCAGGCGGCGGCCCGGAGACCGCGCGCGCTCCTCCTCGGGGCATGGTGGATCACTCCTCGCCGCTGCGTTGCGCAGCACAGAGAGCCGTCACCTTGCGTAACGGCGGGGGGACCCTTTGAACCCGTCGCGCCCCCGAGCGCCCTCCCCCGCGCTCTGCCACCCCCAGCTGGCCGGGGTCACCCCCCTGGGTGCCGGTCGCGGAGCGTGACGTGATCGCGGGACGGGTCAGTGGCCGAAGGTGTCGCGGGCGGTCTTGCGGCTGTGGTGCCGCTTGCTCATGGCCTGCCAGTTGGCCGGGTCGTAGCCGCGGGGCCCGAGCGGGCCGAGGCCGTCGATGTGGTCGACCTCGGTCGCCAGGTCGCGCTGCAGGGGAGGCAGGACGGAGCAGTCCTCGCACTCGCAGTACGGGTGCTCTTCGAGGTAGGCGGCGCTGGCCCTGAACCATCGCCTGCCGTACCCCCGGGAGTGGGAGGTGGGGCGCTCTTTCCGGGCTGCGGCCTGACATGCGGGGCATCGACCCTGGGGGGTGAGGTTCGGGCATCCCGGGGTGGGGCACACCTGGAACGCACGACGCTGCGCCATCGTCGTCCCTTCAATTGGCGTCTACGCCCCCCAGTGCGACATGCTTCTGAACTCGACTACGCACATGGGGGGTTAAGCTTGCAGCTGTCGGATTGGTCCAATTTTGCCTCAGTCTTCGTCGTCGCGATGACGACTGCTGCAGGAGCCGCAGGAGCCGCTAAATTCTACCGGTCGACGAGTAGTCGACTGAAGAATGAGGCCGAGGAAGAGAGCAAGCGGCTTCGCGACGTCGTCCAGCGTGCTCCCACGGTCGCCCGCGTCACGGTGGTGGGTGATAGTTCCATCAGTGGCACAGGGAGCGCCACCTCCTCCGGTAGTGGCGCAGTGGTCGTAAATAAAAATACGTACACGATGGAGAAAGGTGTTCGGCCGCCAGCGGGCGAGCAGAAGGTCGATGACGACCGCTTTGCCGAGCTCCTTATCGAGTACTACGGGTGGGGCCTCACTCAGGCGCGGCGTAGCACGGCCCTCAGTCTTACGGTCTCCGGCGTTGGCATTTTTGTGCTTCTGGCAGGTATTGCGATCGGCATCTGGAAGGCCGAGACATCCGGCGACATGTACGTCTCGGTCGTCGCGAGCGTCTCCGGGCTTGTCTCCACCATGATCGGGCACTTGGCGCATCGTCGGGCGGACGCTGCCATGGTGCATATGCAGGAGCAGACAGAGAGGCTGCGACAGGACATGCGGCGAGAGCGAGAGACGGAGAGCGCTATTCGCCTAGCCGGTGAGATCGATGATCCGGAGTTGCGGGCCGAGCTCCAGGCGGCCCTGGTCCTCAAGCTCTCGGGCGGGACCCTTGCAGACGTCCGGTCGAGTGTCCCAGTAGTACCGATCCCTACTCAAGTTGGGGGAACGGGCGGCCCCACCGCGTAGGGCCGCCCGTGAGGAAGCGGGCCCGGACTTTGTGGTATCCGTACCCAGTGAGGTCATCACGCTTGACCACTCCTCTCCTCCGGTAGCAACGCAGCGATCGGAGTGCAGCAGACTTTCTGCCATGGATCCCACGATCAAGGGCGCGGTCATAGGCGCTGTAGCAACTGCTGTAGGTGCGGCCATCGCTTGGCTCGGGGCGAAGAGTCAGGCGAAGGCGGCGTTGGAAGCCGTGCGAATCCAAGCGCGCACGCAACGCATCGACGGCATCTGGCAGATGCGACGGGCGGCCTATGGCGAGTTGCTCGACAGCGTCGAGACGCTTCGTTCGAAGGTTGGGTCTGCGGCCGATGCTGTGAGTGAGGTAGGTGAGCTCGGGACGCAGTCGATGGCAGGCAGGGAGGCGAGGGAGCGGTCTCGGCTTGCTCGTGAGGAGATGCTCACAGCTCTCGCGTTGGTGAGGCACAAGTGCACCGTCCTGGGTCTGTCCGTCACATCGATGGAGGCGGGCACCGCTGAGAGCTTCTGCAGCGTTGTGTCTGGTGTCGCCCACGACCTCATCGCCTGGAATGACGCGCAGGAGGCGCGGGCTAGCGACCGGGACGAGCTGCGAAGGCGTTTCCAGGAGCGGATGGAGGACTTGCCGCACACGGTTGACCACTTCATCGACATGAGTCGGGGGTACCTCCACACGCTGCAGGACGTAGCTGCGAGTGGTGAAGCGCCGGGACGTCGGTTCTGGCGCCGTGGGCTCGTCGACTAGTTCTTGGGGTCTGCACAGCCTGCGGGAAGCGTGACTGTGCTGGACGCGACGGAGGCCCGCTCGGTGGCGGGCCTCTCGTGTCCGGGCACGCCGAACGCGGGGTCAGTGTTTCACGTTGTTCGCGTGGGTTCAAGCCGTCTTGTGTGTAAGGCGGTTCTGGAGTTCGTGGAGGTCGAGGAGTGCGCGGCCGGCGCGGTCGTGGCCGTGGTGGGTGAGGTGTCCTCGGCGGAGCCATGTGCGGAGGGTGGTGGCTGGGGTGCCGGTGGCGGCGTGGGCGGCGTGGGTGTCGACGAGGAGGGGGATGTCCATGTGGTCCTCCGGTGGGCCCCCGCCGGGGTTCCATGTCGGCGGGGGCGGGTCCGAGTTCGCAGCGGCAGCCAGTCGCGTACGGATGAAGGACTGCTGCCACGGTAGGGCGGTGGTCTGACAGTGGGGCTACGGCTTGGGGTAGGGCTTGATCGTGAAGCGGTCGATGATCGGGTCGACGGTGGGCGGGCAGGTGCCGGCGGCCCAGGCCTGGCGGTGGGCGTGGGCGGCGAAGGCCAGGGCGCGCCGTACGACGTCCTCGGCCGTCCGGCCGTTGCGGGTGAGGGTGGCGAGGTCGTCGAGGAGGGCGGCGTCGAGGGGCAGGGTGACGCTGGAGACGAAAGGTGTCTCGGTGTCCCGGTTTCCCGTCTCGGTCGGGTGTCCCGGCGTCTCGGTCTGGGGCGGGTCGAGGAGGGCGACAGCGGCGATGACGGGCGAGACAGACGGGTTGGTGTCCTGGCCAGAGGCCGTCTCGGTGTCTCGGTTTCCCACCTTGGGGTTTCGCCTGAGGGCGTCGATGTCTCGCTGAACGGTGGCGGGGCTGACGCCGAGCTTCTCAGCGATCTGTCGTACGGAGTGCTTCTCGGCGTGGAGGCGGGCGACTTCGGTGCGGCGGGAGGCGAGTTCGGGGGCGGTGGTCATGCGGCGTCCTGGTCGTGGGTGATGAGGGTGTGGAGGTCGGTCCAGGTGGCGGGCGGATAGGTCTGGCCGCACCACTGGCAGGTGACGACGGTGGCGCCCGGGGTGAGGCGGAGGATGGCGCCGCATAGTGAGCCGTCGTCGTGCTGGGCGGGGCAGGGGCCGAGGCGGGTGCCGGTCGGGCGCTCGACGGCGCCGGTGATGGTGGCGACGTCGCGCTCGAGGTCGCGCATTTCGTGGGCGAGGTCGCCGGCCTCGGGCCAGCAGGCGCTGATCCAGTCGATGGAGTGGAGCAGCGCGGTGGAGGCGAGCGCCACGCGGTTGGGGATGCCCACCGCGGGGGCGGGCGGGTTCCAGCGGCGGGCGGAGTGGAGGGCGGCGCGCCAGTCCTCCAGGATGCCGACGATGCCGCCGGGGCCACGGAGGGTGAGGACGGACTCAACAACGGGCAGGGGTGCTTCGGCGCGGCCCGTACGGCCACCGCTGAGCTCGCGGGCGACCGAGGGGGTGAGGAAGGGCTCCAGGGTGTTGTAGAGGCGCAGCATGTGCTGGAGCCGGTCGGCGAGGGCTCGGGTGCAACCGGGGCAGAGGTAGGAGTGCTCGACGAAGGTCTCGCACATGCCGCAGGTGTTCACAGTGAGGCTCCTGGGGGCGTATCAGGCGGCGGGGGTGATGGTCCAGCCGCTGCTGGCGAGGTAGAGGGCGGCGCGGTCGGCGCGGGCGGTGCCGGTCTCGCCGAGCTGGTCAGCGTCGTCGAGGGCGGCCTCGATGACGGCGACGGCGGCGGCGGGGATGCCGGTGGTGAGCGGGATGGCGGTCTGGCCGGGGATGTGCTCGATGGCCGGCCGGTCGGCGGCGGCCGGGCCGGGTCCGGTGTCGGTGCGGGTGTTGCGCGCGCAGACGGGGCCGATGCCAGCGGCGGCGTAGCGGCGGGAGCGGAGGCGGCGGCCACAGACACGGCAGGCGACGGCGGTCATGCTGCTGCCCTTCGGCGGTCGGGGCCGGTCATGCCGACGACGGTGGTGTCCTCGGAGAGGCGGGAGACGATCCGTTCGCCGAGTGCCGATGCGAGGTCGGGAGCGCCCTGGGCCCGGGCGGGCAGGTTGGAGGTGTAGGCGGTCGGCCGACAGGCGTTGTATCGCTCGTTGATGAGCCGGTAGGTGACCTCCTCGGTCCACTCGGTGGCCTTGGCGGAGCCGAGGTCATCGAGGAGGAGGAGCGGCACCCGGCAGAGGCGCCGGAGTTCCTCCTCAACGCCGCGCGGGGAGCCGTTGGGGCGGAGGAGGCCGTACATGTCGGCGGCCGTGAGAGCACGGATCTCGTACGTGGACGGTCCGGCGGCGGCGATGTGGCGGAGGGCGCCGTATGCCTGGTGGGTCTTGCCGGTTCCGGTGGTGCCGGTGAGGAGGAGGCTTCCGGCGGTGGCGGGGTCGGCGGCGACGCGTTCGGCCCAGTCCTGAACGGCCGGGACGGTGGCCTCGGCCTGGCGGTACCGGGGCGGGGTGGCGGTCTCCCAGCGGCGGAGGGCCCACTCGGCGCGTTGGCGGCGGTGGTACTCCGGGTGTCCGGGCTCATCGGGGCTGGGGCAGTCGTCGACCGGTCCGGCGGTGAGGTGCGGGTGGCGCTCCTGGAGGCCGGCGAGGATGCGGCCGAGGGCGGCGGTGGGCTTGCCGGTGAGGGCCGTGATGGGTTCGGGCATGGTCAGAATCCGTTCTCGTACACGGACGGGTCGGTCGGGTTCTGGTAGGGCTGCCAGCCGCCAGCAACGGCGCGGAGCTGGGGGCGTGTGGTACCGGGCTCGGGGAGCGGGGGGAGGTCCTTCCACCCGGCGAGGAAGTAGCGGGCGTAGCTGATGTCCCGGTTGGCTGCCTGCTTCTGGGCGAAGGCGGCGAGGGCATTGATGCCGCTGCGCTTGATGAGCGCGTCGAGCGTGAGCCACTCGGCGGGGGCGAGGTTCCAGCGGACGAGGACGCCGGCGGTGGTGAGTGCGTCCACGAGGGGGCGGCAGTTGGTGGGGATGGGGTCGGGCGGCTGCGGGCCCTCGGGCTTGCTAGCACTCCTGGTAGGAGTGGTCTGGTAGAGGGGTCCCGATTCAGGACCGGTAGGGGTCTCGATTCGGTACCCCCCCGGTCCCGATTCAGGACCGGTAGCCGTTTCGGTAGGGGTCTCGATTCGGGACCCCTCGTTGGTGCTACCGGTCTCGATTCGGTACCCCTGAGCGCCCGTTACCGGTCCCGATTCAGGACCGGTAGGCCTGCGCGAGGGACGTACGTACCCAACGGCGTAGGGCAGCTGGTACGTCGCTGCGCGGGACCCGCGGGCTTCCTCGACCATGCGCAGCTCGCCCGAGGCGAGGGCCGCGTCGACGGCCCGGACAACCACGCTCTTGCTCACGCCTCCGAGGCGGGCCCGGAGTTCGGTGGTGCCCATCCGTACGGTGCACTGGGCGTCGGGTGCCTTGTCCGCGACGGCGAGCAGCACGAGGCGTGGGTTGCCCTTGGCGCGGGACTCGTTCCACACCCACTGCTGCGCGTCGATGGTCACGGGGCCTTCTCTCGGTCGTGGTCGTACAGGTCAGGCGGCGCGTTGGGCCTTGGCGGCGCGGGCGTAGAGGGCGTGGCGGCCGGTCGGGGTTTTGCCTCCGCGGATGCCGTAGCGGCTGTTCGTACCCAGGCCGCCCTCCTCCGCGAGGGCCTCCGCGAGGCACTCCTCGCGGACAGGGCAGCCAGCGCATACCGCCTGCGCTGCCTTGCGGCCCTTGGCATCGCCGCGGATGGGGAAGAAGACCTCCCAGGGCGTGCCCGCGCAGGCGGCGGACAGGCGCCACGCGCTCACTGCGGCGCCTCGTTGTGCTGGCCGGTGATCTCGGAGACGGTGACGGTCTCGGGCGGGAACGCTTCGTCACGGGTCATCTCGCCGCGCTGCACCGACTGGAAGATGACCTGGAGCTCGGTGGTGTCGGACTCGTTCCAGCGGTCGCGGGGCCGGCCGAGCTTCTTCTCCAACTGCGCGAGGGTGATACCCACACGGGAGTAGCCCTCGATCGCTTCCTCGATCCGCGCGTCGAGGGTCTGGCCGTTGCCAGCGTCGAGGGTGGCCCGGCAGATCTCGATGGCCTCAGCGACGTACCAGGCGGGCAGCATCGCGAAGATGGCCTCGCGGAGGCGGCGGGCGCCGAGGTTCGCGTTGTTCTCGTACACGTCCCGCAGGTCGGTGAGGCTCTTCTTGCCCTGCTTCGTGTCGCGGATGTGCGGGGCGATAAAGATCTGTGACGAGCGGCTGTTGCGCTGGAGGTCCCAGGCGTAGGCAAGGATCTCGGACTGGCCGAGCGCGGTGTCCCTGGAGAGCTCCATCGTGCCGTGCTGCACGTTGCCCCAGATGAGGGCGAGCTCGCGGGCGAGGTGGATGGACGGGCCGGTGATGGTGTCGCCGCCGCGCCGGTAGGAGAAGAACGCCTTCTCCGCGAGCGGGTACTGCTGGCACGCGAACTGCATCTCCGTGCGGGCGGTCTCCAGGTTGCGGGGGGCCTGCTGGGCGATGATGACGGCGGCCTTGACCTCGGCCTCGGCGCGCGACATCTCGATCGCGGTGGACTGCCCGATGCGGGTGGCGGGGGTGATCACAGGTACTCCTCGGTGTCGCGGGCTTCGGCCCACGGGGGCAGGGACAGGGGGATGACGTCGTCGGTGTAGGGCGGCCAGTGGCCGGTGCGGGTGCACTCGGCGAAGACCTCCAGTGCGCGCCGGTTCTTCGCGGCGGCGATCTGCATGGCGGCCGGGGTCGGCTGGAAGACGGTGACGACGTACGGCGGCGTCTTCTCCTGGCAGACGAAGACCATGACGGTGTCGTCGGAGCCGAGGCCGAGCGCGCGGGCGCCAGCCTCGTACCAGTCGGCCTGCTGGTGGTAGCCGTAAGTCGCCATGGCCTTCTCCAGATCGGCGGGGTCGGCGGAGACGCAGGTCTTGTAGTCGGGGATGATCAGCCGCCCGGGCCCGCGGTCGGGCATCCAGTCGAAGCGGACCCGTCGCATCACGCCGGTGGCCTCGTCGGTCCAGAAGCCGGAGAGTTCGGGGTGGCCGCTGCCCTCGGCGAAGAGAGCGGCGGCGGCGGGCTCGCGACGGATCGCGGCGGCCATCTCCTGTACCTGGTCGTACTCGTGGCGCTTGAGCGGGACGGCGCCGGCCGCGCGGGCGGCGGCGACGTCGGCCTTGGCGGCCTTGGTGTCCCAGCGGGCCGCGTCGATGACGACGAGCTCGGGCCCGTCGCCGAGCACCTGGCGGTGTGCGGCGTGGCCGATGTCGAAGGCCTTGCGGGGCGGCTGGGGGTGGTCCTGCTCGTACCGGAACACGGCGGGGCAGGTGTCGAGGATCTTCCGGGCGCCGCTGGAGGAGAGCGAACGGCGGTCGCCGTGGTACGCCTCGGCGGTGAGGTCGGGGTACAGGCCGGGCTCGATGGGCTCGGCGGCCGGGGCCGGAGCCCCGGCGCGCGAGGTGGTGCTCATCAGGCGGCCACCCCGGTCGGGGTGTAGGTGCGGCGGCCGGCGGTGTCGTGGGCGGTGAGGTACCCGGCGCGGGTCAGCGACCGAAGCGACCGACGCGCCGAGTTGCGGTGCGCGGAGTACGGGCTCGCGGCGAGGATCTCCTCGGCGCGGTGGGTGGTGACCGGGCCGGGCTCGGTACGGAGCGCGGCCAGGAGGTAGCCGGTGCGGGTCTCGATCATCGGTCCCCCTTCGGGGTGTAGTAGCGGATGCCGGGCTCGTCGTGGGCGACGAGGAGCCCCTCGGCGCACAAGGCGGCGAGGTCGTTGCGGGCAGTACGCGGCGTGATGGCGTACCCGTGCTCGGCGAGGAGGCGCCGGGCGCGGCTGGACTTCCACCGGCCGCCCTCGGCGGTCACCACCTGCCGCAGGACCTCGCGGCGCGCGGCCTGCCCGGACGCGTCGCCCGGGTCGGCGAGGCGGAGCGCGAGCCGCGTGCGCTCGATCGGGTCGAGAAACAGCGCGACCGACCGCCCGGTGTCCGTGTCGGTGCAGCAGACGATGGTGTGCGGGTCCTGGCCGTCGGGCGGCATGACGGTCCGGTCCCAGCGCAGCGTCGTCGGGGTAGTGGTGGCCGGGGCGAGGACGCCGTCGACGGCGTTCCGGACCGTGGCCACCCACTCGGGCACGGGGAGCGGGTGCTCCCAGCGGGTGGCCTGCCGCTCGGCCGCGTCGCACACGCCGATCACGGCGTCGAGGCAGCGGCTCAGGTAGGCCATCTCCTCGGCGATCGTGGGCTCGACGCCGACGTACTTCTTGAGCTCGGCCTCCAGCTCGGTCACCCGGACCCGCAGCGCGATGGTGTCGGCGTCGTGGTCGGCGAGCAGCTGGTTGGCCTCACCCGGGCGGAGCTCCGGCGATCCGTAGAGGGCGGAGAGCAGCCGCTCCCGTACGGTCAGGGATGCGGTGGTCATCGCGAGAGCCTCCGGGCCTGGGCGGGGATGAGGACGGCGAGGTCGCGGCGGGCGCGGAAGTGGGACGGGTGGCGCAGCGGCGCGCGCAGGCGGCACGTCTTCGGGTCGTGGCGGCGGCCGGTCATCCGAGCCGCCCGACGGTGAGCACGTGGGTGCTGCGGATGCCGGCGATCGTCTTGTCGATCTCGGCGCGCAGCCGGAGCAGCTCGTCGAGATCGACGGTGACGTCGGCGGGGTCCATGTCGGCGGCGCACTCGACGGCGAGCACGCGGTGTCGGAGCTCGTCCTCGTCGATCGGGGCGGACGCGACGATGGCGAGGTTGTCGAGAGCGGCAATGACGTCCTCGCGGGTCTCCTCGTCCGACCACTCGACGACGAGGGAGAGGAGCGTGGTCTGCCGCAGGATGTCGGCGGACAGGCGGCCCAGCAGCGCGCCGGGCGCGAGCCGGAAGGCGAGCGGCTTCAGCGTCATCGGGGCACCGCCGGGCGGACCAGCGAGGCGCGGCCGACGACCGTGACGAGCACGGTGACGTCGCGCCATGTGGTGGCGAGGGTGGCGGTGTACATCGGGGTGCCGTCGTGGTGCGGGTAGCGGGACTCGTGGGGCTGCCCGCCGAGACGCTCGGCGTACTTGCCGATCACGGCGCGCATGTCGACGTACTCGTTGGCGATCTGACCGCTCAGCTCGCCCTGGACCGTGACGGTCCAGTCGAGGAGCGGCAGGTGCTCGTTCTCGCGGAGCAGCTGGGTCAGTGCCATCGCGGCGCCCAACTGCGGCATGGGGATAAGCTGGTTGTTCACGGTGCCTCGTCTCTGGGTGAGGTTCCGAAGGGGCTTCCTGGACCACGCCCGGTCCGGGTGGCCCCGCTTTCTTGTCAGGCTGCGCGGCGGCGCCGGCCTCGGGTGGCGGGGTCGACCTCGCCCGCGTCCTGGATTGCGCGGATGTGCCGCGCGGCGAAGCGGGTGAAGCGGCCGACGCGGGTGAACGGGATCGAGCGGGCCTTGACCTTCTCCAGCACCCAGTTCTCCGTGACCCCGAGGAACTCGGCGGCCTCGGCCGGGGTGTAGAGGCACAGCTCGGGGTCCCGCTGCCGGATGATCTGCGGGATGAGGTCGGCGAGCGCGGCCCGGAAGGCGTCCACGAGGGGACCCTCGGGCGCGGGCGGCGCGATCGTCGTGGTGGTCACGTCTGCTCCCTGGTGATGGCTTCACGCGGTACGTCCAGAGCTTTTGCGATCCGGCCGAGCACCCCCTCGCTTACGCCCCTGGTGCCTCGTTCGAGGCGGGACAGGTGGCTGGGGTGCATCTCTGCAAGCTGCGCGAGGTGTCGGACAGACGACCCACGAGCCGTGCGGAGAGCCCGGATTGCGGCTCCGTTCGCTTTCACACCCCGGACGGTACACCTCGAAACGCCTCACTGCAATGCGTTGACGAGGAGTTGGCGGTAGATAGTGAGGTGTTCCGGGGTGTTGATGGGCGTCAAGATGTGTCACTCAGGCAACACGTAAGGGGGCAACGAGACTGGTCTTTACTGGTCAATAGCCGACAGCCACCTGTTGGTGTTGCCTCGCAGTGAGGCATCATGAGGACCATGGATGAGGACTGGGGGCGTCTCGCCACCGAGATCAAGGCCGCGCGTCTCGCGCTCGGTATGACGCAGAAGGAGCTGGCGGCGGCCGCAGGTGTCGGCTACTCCAGCCTTCAGCGACTGGAAAGCGGTCACGCCTTCGACGGCATCCCCCCGTCCGCCTACAAGGTCGCGCAGGTCTTCGGCTGGACCCACGAGTCGCCCCGACTCATCCTCGCCGGGGGAAAGCCCGTCCTCGTCGAGCAGGCCGCCGGCCCCGCGAAGACCCGCGACCGATCGCTTCCTGCGCGCGTTGAGCAGGCCCTCGCTGAGGGTGAACTTGTCGACACCGAGGTCCTTGAGCTGCCAGGCGGTCTTACCGTCGTGGTGGTCGGCAGGTCTGTGGGCCCTCGCAGCGACGAGGAGAAGGCCGAGCTCGGTGACGCCCTGAGGGAGTGGACCCGAGCGCAGCGGAAGCTCAAGGACATCGCCGACGAGGCGTGACGCCTCGCGCTGAAGCGCGCGAACACCTCATCAGCCCTCGCCAACGCCCCGTTGAATGTGGTTCTATGTGAGACACCTGTTACGGGGGGTCACCCAACGGGTACATGGGGGGTCCGCGTGCGGATCGCTGACATCAAGGTGGAGCGGGTTCCGCGGATCCCGTGCGACGTGACGATGCTGCTCGACCGTTCCGGTACGCAGCCAGTGCTGTGGGTGCGCACCGACGTGCCCGAGTCCATCGTCAAGCAGGTGCTCGAAGCTGCACAGCTCGAGGGCCCGCAGGCGTTGCACGCCCAGTCGTAGCAGCTGGCGCTTCCCAACCTCGGGCCTGCCGCCGGAACGCCGACGCGGCAGGCCCTCTCATGTTCAGGGGGTTCCCTTGGCGCACGCCGAGAAGGTCTTCAAGGTCCGTGACGGCCGGAAGACGAAGCAGTTCACCTGGAGGGTGAAGTACAAGCGCCCCGACGGGACCTACGGATCCGAGAGCGGGTTCGACACCAAGACGGCAGCCCTGGCCTTCGGGGAGGAGCAGGAGGCCGCGGTACGTCGCGGCAACTGGATCGACCCGACCCTCCAGCGCAAGCCCTTCGGGGTGTTTGTCCGGAAGACGTGGATGCCGGCGAAGTCGAAGCGCGGCGCCACGATGGACCGGCGCTGGAATCATCTCGAACAGCACATCTTCCCGCGCTGGGAACACGTCGCGCTCAGCGCGATCACCTGGTTCGACGTGGACTCCTGGCAACAGACCCTCACTTGCGACGACACCACCCGCGGGCACTGTGTCAGCCTGATGTCCACGATCCTCACCGGGGCCGTCGACGCCAAGCACCTCCTCGTCAACCCGCTTTTCGGGCGCCGGAGGACCGTAGCGACGGGGGCGGCCGCCGCGTCGACGAAGCTGAAGAAGTCCGATGAGGAGAAGTGGGCGCCGGTGGAGGTCGTGCTGCGGGTCGCCGACCGCATGGGGCCCGTGAACGGGCTCCAGGTCCTCACGTGTGCCTTCACCGGCCTCGGCTGGGGTGAGAGCGCCGGCCTGCACCGCAGGAACACTCTGCTGCTCCGCCGTCAGCCGTACGACGGTGGGTTCTTCGAGTGCCCGATAATCCGTGTGGACGCTGAGCTTGGGTCGCTCGCCGAGTACACGCGGCGGGGTCCGAACGGCGAGCGGCTCGGCGGCGTGCTCCAGCTGGAGCCGCCGAAGAACAACGAGGCTCGCCCCCGTGACATCGACATCCCGCCGTTCCTTGCCCAGCTTCTCCGTCACCACCTGGACGACTGGCCCCACGACATGGTGTTCAGCACCCCTGGGGGGAAGTTCTGGCGCCGCGGGAACTTCGGGCGACAGCACTTGCGGCCGGCGGCGGACGGCCGAGAGGGGCTGCCCCGGACGAAGGGGCACGCTGCGCGGCCCGCTTGGTCGCCGATCATGACGGGGTTGACCATGCGGGACCTCCGGCATACGCACGACACGTACCAGGACCAGATCGGCGTGCGCGAGTCGCTGGCCCACGAGCAGGCGGGACACAAGCGGCCCGGGATCAAGTCCGTGTACCAGCACCCGACGCCGGAGATGCGCGAGCAGCGCCTCGCGGGCCTTCAGGACATCTTCGAGCGCGGGATGAGTAACCTGGGGTGGGAGACGCTGTGGGGGCGGGTGAGCCTCTCGAAGCGGCGGATCGTGGTCGTCTCCTAAAAATCTCCTAAACGATCATGACTGAGGGATCGAGCGGAGTGCAGCCGCAGGTCACGGAGTTGGGCAGAGGCCCAAAGGGCCTTGAAATAGCGGTTCTTACAAAGCAGATGTCGGCGGTTCGAAACCGTCCGCGCCCACCAGTAGGTAGATAGACAAAGGCCCAGGTCACCGGTACTGAACCGGGAGCCTGGGCCTTGTTCGTTCCCCGGCCGCGGGGGCGGGGGAGAGGCGTCGTGCCAGTTACGTGCCAGATGGATCGTCGCCGGACTCCGCTGGCCGGACCTTCCTGATCTGCTCGTCGACGTGGGCGGCGATGGCGTGGTCACGCCCGTTCACCAGGTGCTGATAGATCAGCGCGGCCCGTACCGACGAATGCCCCATCCGCTGCATCAGCTCACGCGTCGTGGCGCCGCCGGTCGCGGCGAGGGTGTTCCCGGTGTGGCGCAGATCGTGGAAGTGGACGTCGCGGAGGCCGGTGTCCTGCAGGGCCCGCAGCCACAGCCGGCGGAAGTTGTTCCGGCGAAGCTGCCCGCCGCGGGCTCCGGTGAAGACCAGCCCGGTGCGACCTGGCTCGGCGTAGACGGTGAGATGAGTGGCCAGACTCTCCGCCAGCGAGGCAGGGAAGGCGACGGTCCGCACACCGGCCGCGCTCTTGGGCGTCTTGACCAGGATGCCGTCAGTGCGGGTCTCGGCCAGAGAACGCCACACGGCGACGGTTCGCCGGTCGAGGTCGACGTCGTGGCGCTGAAGCGCGGCGAGCTCTCCGAAGCGGAGCCCGGTGAAGGCAGCCAGCAGGATGAATACCCGGAAGCGCGCCGGTACGGCGTCGGCGAGCTGGAAGACCTCGGTGACGTCGAGGAATGGCCGCTCGGCTGTCTTGGCTGCCCCGGCACCCTTGATACGACAGGGGTTGCGCTGGATCAGCTCGTCGTCGACCGCAGTGTTCATGATGGCGCGGAGGATCTGGTACGCCTTGGCGACCGTCGGCTCACCGACACCAGAGTCCAGGAGGCCGGCACGCCAGCGGCGGATCTGGGGCGTGGTGATCTCACTCAGGACCACGTCCGCGAAGGTCGGCAGGATGTGGAGGCGCAGCGCGCTGCCGTTGCGTTCGCGGGTGGTCGCCGCATAGTCGCGTTCCTTGAACCAGGCGTCGGCGTACACCCCGAAGAGAACCTTGTCGTCCGGGTTCTTCCACTTGCCGTCGATGATCTCCGCTTCCTTGCGGACGAGCCACCGATCAGCATCAGTCTGTGAGGCGAACGTCTCGGGCGCGGATCGCGTCAGCCCGTCCGGCCCCTGGTAGCGGGCCTGGAACCGTCCTGACGGAAGCTTGCGCACGGCACCGAAGCGGCGACGCTTGCCTTTGCTGTTCGCCATCAGGCCACCGCCGCGAATCGGCGACGAGTGGTGATCGGCTGGACGGTGTGGGCAGCGACGAATTCCTCCAAGGCCCGCTCAGGAATGCGGACATGCCGCCCCACCTTGACGAAGATGATCCGGCGCTCGGCGATGAGCCGACGCGGAAACCTCTCGGTGGTGCCGAGGAGTTCGGCGGCCTGGCCCACGGTCAGCAGTCGGTCGGTCATGCGGTTGCTCCTTCCAGGGCGAGTTGGTCGCGTAGGGCTTCGCGGGCGGTTTCGCGGTTGAGCTGGATGTCTCGGGCGATGGAGGCGGCGAGGGCGACCTCACCGGGAGAGTGGCCCTGACCGGCGTAGGACCAGGAGGTGAGGACGAGGACGGTGTCCGGCTCGACGTCGTCGAGGCCGCGGGCGGTGCGCTCCTGGGCGGCGCGGTAGTCGGCGCGGGTCTGGCGGAGTTCGCCCAGGGTGGTCGAGTACTGGCGGGACTTGGTGGAGAAGTGCCCCCGGAAGCCGAGCATGTGGGCCCAGGCGAGGAGTCGGCGTTCCGGGTAGAGCGGGTCCAGGTCGAAGCAGGCTTCGACGAGGCGGCGGGTGTGGTCGGGGACGCCGAGGAGGACCAGGGCCTCACGGTTGCCGATGCGGCGGTCGAGGCTGCCGGTGGTCTCAGCGGCTTTGGTGGCGTACTTGGCGATGTAGGAGGCGACTGCCTGTTCGGTGATGTCGGAGCCGTCGCCGAAGGCTTTGACGGGCCGGATGTCGAGCTGGGTGCCCCAGCGGAGGCGACGTAACGGCTGATCGCTAGCGGCGGGGACGGTGACGGTCGTGTACGCGTGGGTGGCAGCGGCGCGGATGGCGTCCGTGAGCTGCTCGATGGTGGCCCAGGACGGCGGGGGCGAGTCGGGACCGTCCGGGCCGTCGATGCGGACGACGGCGTGGAAGTGGACGGCGCCGCGCTTCTGGAACTCGGCGACCTTCCCGTACGAGATCCGGGCGACTGCCTTCAGCTCCCTTTGCGAGAGGCCGACTACGGCGGCGATCTCCCGGCGGAGGCGGTTCGTGAACCTCTGCCAGAGCTGCCCGGCGTGGTTGTTGAAGAGGACGGCGGCGGCGTAGTCGTACGACTCGGGGTCGAGCGGTGTGCCGAGGGTGGTGTCGTCCTCGGCGTGGCGGGCCCCGCAGCGGCACGGCCGGGTTCCGGGGCGGTTGTGCACTGGGCCGAAGGACGGGGCGGTGAGGGTGAGGAAGACGCGGGGGTGCTCGCGGACGGTGGCGGGGATGTCCCGGGCGTTGTCTCCGGCGAGGCCGGCGCGGATGAGGTGGTAGGTGTCGCCCGCGTACGTCCAGGCGCAGGCGGGGCAGCGGGAGGCGCGGCGGTTGCCGCAGGCGATGCGGAGGCGTGCGCCCGGTTCGGTGTCGGTGGAGTAGCGGTGGAGGGTCTCGCCGGTGCTCTTGTCCCGGGTGAGGGTCCAGCCCTGGAGGTGGATGGGGTGGGAGCAGCCGCCGGTGCGGTGGATCTGTTCCTGCCAGCGGTCGAAGCCGGGGGACCCGGCGACCCGGAGCATGTCGCCCAGGGCGGCGGTGTCGAATCCCGCCGACGAGGCGGCTGGGACGGTCATCATGGAGTGCTTCCTTCTGGTTCTGCGAGCTGGGAAGGGGCGGGGCTTCCGGGCGGCGGAGACTTGGCGGTTGAGCCGCCCGGGGGCCCGACTAGCGGCGCCGCTGCTGGCTGTTGATGAGCGAGCGCAGGACGACGGCGCACACGGCGACAGAGGCGGCGCTGATGGCGACGGCGAGGAGCATGGAGACCAGGACCGTGCCGACGACGAGGACGGCTCCGACGCCGCCGGCGACGACGACAGCCAGGCCAGCCGGGGTGAGACGCAGAGCCGAGGACGGCGCCGGGACCGGAGCAGGGGCCGGGGCGTGGTGGTGGTTGCAGGCCCCCGCGTCGGCGGTGTGGTGGGGCGCGATGTCGGTGGTGACGGTCGGCTGGACGAGCGGGGTGACGAGGCCGGTCGGAAGCGGGTTGACCGGGATGCGCGGCTGGAACATGACGGTTCTCCCTACTTGCTGATCGTGGTGTCGATGAGCGGGGCGAGGACGCTGTCGGCGAGGAGGTAACCGCCGAGGAGGATCACGGCGACGAGCCACCAAGGCGGGCGGATGAGCTTGATGCCGAGGCCGCCGACGACGATCAGGGCGAGCCAGAGCGGGACGTCCATGACGCGGGTCTCCTTCGGGGTCAGCGGGGCTGGCAGCGGTGGGTGCGGGCGGCGAGCTGGGCGGCCGAGGAGCTGGAGTACTCGGTGGGCCAGCCGCAGCCGTCGGACGTGCACACGGCGGCGTACTTGGTGCGGCCGTGGCGGTCGCGGCGGGTGCCGATCTGCACCGGGCCGATCCGCATCACGGAGTGAAAGTGGTCGCGAGCGGCCATTGCTCAGACCTCCCTGGTGAAGTCGTCGGCGTGGTCAATGAGCCACTGACGGATCTCGGCCGACTCGAACTCGTCGGCGGCGGTGATCACCGGCTCGGCGGTGGCCATGGCCTCCACCAGGCGGTTGTTCCTGGTCAGCTCGGCGGCGCGCTCCAGGGCGTGCCGGGTCGAGTCGCGCATGGTCGATCTCCTTCTCAGGCGAGTTGGGCGGCGATGGCGTTGGCCATCAGGGGCGGGACGCCGAGGCGGGCGCGCAGGGTGTCGGCGTCGATCGGGTAGCCGGTGCGGGCGCGGTAGTCGTCGGCGACCTTCCGGGCGTGAGCGACGAGGGCGGGCGGTACGGCCACGGGGGCGGGTTCGGGCTCTGGTGCGGGTTCCGGGACCGGCTCCGGAGGGGGGAGGGCCGGTGCGGCGGCGATCTCCGGCTCCGGCTCGGCTACGTCATCCCGCTCGATGACGGCTTCCATGGCCGGGGGCTGCTCGGTGGCCGTGTCGGGTTCGACCGGCACCGCCGGATCCCTAGGTGTGTGGACAAGGAGGGTGCCGCCGAGGAACGCGAGGGCGGGCCAGCCCGCGACGAGGATGCGCAGCCAGGCGGGAACGTGGCCGAGGTCGAGGAGACCGGCGGTGGCGACGTTCGCGCCGAGCGACGCGGCCAGGGCGACCATGAACCACGTCCAGGCCGAGCGGGCAGGTTCACCGGCGGCCCGCGAGGTCCGCAGCCGATGCCAGGCGGCGACGAGCAGGAGATCCACGGAGACCGGGTAGGCCCAAGCCTTCCAACCGGACTGTCCGGCAGCCGCAGCCAGGTCGTGGAGATGAGCGAAGGACAAGGCGCCGGCGATCACGGCTTGTACGAGGACGGCGTCCGGTCGGCGGATGGGACGCATCGGAGGGTCCTCCTTCCGGTTTCGGGCATGGGCGGGGTAGGGACCTGGCGTGAAGCGGTCACGCCGCCGTGGAGCGAAGGGATTCAGGCGATCGCGGGAGCCGTGACGGCCGAAGGCGCCGCGGCCTTGCCCAGGGGTGGCAGGACGGGCCGGAAGGCGTCCAGCGCGGGGATCTCGGGCGTGCGGTGGGCGTGGGAGTTCGCGATGTTCACGGCCCGCCGGAGCGTGAGGTGGGGAGTACGGATGCGGACCCACCCACCGGAGGAGTCGCCGGCGACGGCGGTGCCGGGCCGGTCGGTGCGGATCTGGACCGTGGCGAGGACGGCGTCCGCGGCGATGTCGCCGAAGGCCATGTTGGCGGAGGTCTCGTCGTTGACACGGTGGGCGGTCCGACCGGTGAGCTGGGCGCGGAGCATGGTGATGCCCTTGCCGAGCTCGGAGCCGAAGCGCTGCCCGCAGATCTCCAGGTAGATGCCGGCGGCGCGGCCGAGCTGGGAGAGCCGGACGAGGGAGGTGATGATCCGATCCCGACGCTTCTCTTCGTCCTTCGTGGCGTAGAAGGCGAGCTCGGCGACCTCGTCGACCAGGAGCACGATCGGGGTCGGCCGCAGGTGGTCGGGCAGGTCCCAGATGTCGGCGGTGATCTCCGCATCCGGTGTGTCCGCGCTCAACCTCTGTTCACGGCGGATCAGTTGATAGACGGCCTCCATGTGTTCGATGAGCGCGTCGAGGAGGTCGGCGGCGGCATCAGGGTCATCGGCCAGGGCGGTGAACCGCCGTGCGAGCGGCGCGAGTTCGACTCCCTGCTTGCAGTCGATGCCGACCAAGGCGACGTCCAGCGCGGCGAGCCCAGCGACAAGGTTGCGCTGATAGACGGATTTCCCGGACTGGGTGGCGCCGACGTTCAGCGCATGCGGGGTCTGGCGGTAGTCGCGGTAGTAGACCTCTCCGTCCTCCCGCATGGCGACCGGAACGCGCATCACCCCAGCACGGGCAGCCGCGGGCATCTGGACCCGCTTGAGGACGTCGTACCCGGTCATCCGCAGTTCGACCACACCGGAGCGGATCTCCCGGGCGGTGACGTTCTGCATGACGAACGAGTGCCGGAGCCGGTCCGAGGCGGCGGAGAAGTCGAACGCGTCCTGACCGGGCCGCAGCTTCACCCGCAGTACGAGACCGGTGCGCGTCGGCCGCAGCCGCAGGATCCGGGGCGCCCGCGGGTCGGGGATAGGCCGGCCGGTCATCCGGGCGAGCGCCAGGCGCCAGCGCGAGGGCGGGACGGTCAGCCCACACGCGTCCATGACCGACGCGTACCGGGTGAGGATCCGCACCACGGCGAAGACGACGCCGAAGCTCATCCAATACCAGGCGGGACGCTGCCACCGCAGGAGCAGCGCGGCCGTGGCGACCAGCGCGAGGGTGACCGTTAAGGCGGTCATGGGTCAGCCGACCTTCGCAGCGGCGAGCGAGGTGACGGCGACGGCGCGGAAGCTGATGCCGTGGCGCTTCTGGCCGTTGAACTCGTTCTCCCACGGCCGGGCGACGACGCCGGTCAGGGCGACCGGGGTGCCCATGGAGAGCTCTTCGGAGATGCCGGTCTTGGGCACGGTCAGGTTGAGGATCTCGGCGTTGCCGTCCATGACGAACATGACGTCGACCGTCATGAGCGGGGCACCGGTGTCCCGGTCGGTGGCGATCTCGCCGGTCTGCCGGTTCGCGATCTTCGGGGCCGGGGGCTGGGCCACCATCACCATCGCGGCGGAGGTGTCGACGGGGATCTGACGCAC